TGATACTAGTGAGTCCTTTGGCCTCCCTGCTACTGCTGATTTTATGTTTGCCCTTATTTCAACTGATGAGCTTGAAGAACTCGGGCAGATTATGGTGAAGCAGTTGAAGAATCGCTACAATGATCCGACTGTGTATAAGCGTTTCATTGTCGGTATTGATCGCGCAAAGATGCGTCTTTATGATTGTGAACAGACTGCTCAGACTGATATGGTTGACAGTGGGCAGGAAGAGGAGTATACTTACGAAGACAAACCTAAAAAATCATTTGATGGATTTAAGTTCTAATGAATGGTTACTACTCCGTCTTTAATCCCGACAGTAAAAAAATTGCTGACTGTGGATCTGAAAGAGATGCTCTCTTTCTTATTCATAGTCGAAACAAAACTTGGGACGGACATTACTATACCTTCAACCCATTACCCGGTGATATTATTGATGTCAATCAAACCAGACAACTTGAACCATATGTGCCAGTAGTATCAATCGCTAATGATATTGTTGTCAATATGGATGGCGGTGTTGGTGGTAGTTGGAAGGAAATATCACTTCCCGAAAATTCTCAAGAACCATTTATTCCCGATTTTCACGATTAAAAATTATGAACAACTACGTTGATTTTGTTAAGCAAACCACCAGCGAACCCAGTCTGGAATACGGTGCTATGGCATCACGTCTCGCAGAACTTGAAGTAACAGGAACTAACACCACACAACTTCTTACTGCTGCACTTGGTTTGACTGCTGAGTCTGGTGAGTTTACTGAAGTTGTAAAAAAGATTCTCTTCCAAGGTAAACCTTACAATGAAGAGAATGTGTTTCATATGAAGCGTGAGCTTGGCGATATCTGCTGGTATCTTGCTCAAGCATTTATGGCACTTGATACAAACTTTGATGAGATTCTTGATATGAATATTGAGAAACTTGGTGCCCGATATCCTGAAGGCACGTTTGATACATACTATTCTGAAAACCGTAAGGAGGGTGATCTGTGATTGAATTTGATGATATGGAACTCATGCAACTGAAGTTTTGCATGGATCAAACTAAAAACCAAATGTCTATGGGTGGAGAGATTCGTCGTCATGCCTCCATTACCGAAAAAGTAGAAACTGAAATGAATCTTCGTAAAGAGAAGAGTGGTTCCTACACTAGAGAAAAAATTCTACGCGATCTTACAGAACAAATTAAAAGAATGGGGGGTGAGATATGATTAATCTTGAACTCACTTCTGAACAAGCAAATGCTTTAGGATATGCCTTGTTCCTACATACTAAAGATGACTCTTATGATTTTCCCTCCGCTCGTGTCGTATTGATTAGAGAAGTAATCGACATGTTAGATAAAGAAATTGAACGTGACTTTGAGGAGAAAAACAAATGAAATTACTAACACTTGAAGATTATCAAAAAGCAGGAGAAACATTTTGGCCTAAGTATGATTATGTTGCCAAAGAACTTGGAGAAGATGCTAAGGCAGAAGACATCTTGAGAGTTATGGAAGCAATTGGTGGTGTTGCACTGAAACTTGCATTAGAAAAGAAAGAAGGCCCATTTGGATTCAACAAAAAGGAGGAAAATGACGAATCAAGTACAGACTGATCAAGAAATTAAAATTCCAGAAGGATCGGAACTGATTGATGAAGCATTCTATGTGTGGGAAACACGCTTCGGACTTCATAGCACGATGACAGTTCAGGGTAGAAAAATGCTCACTGGATTGAAAAAAGAAGATGTAATTAGTATGACTAGGTGGCATCTTAAGTGTGAAATCGACGGAACTCTTGATGATTATAGTCGTGTGATTGGATCTGCTATTGTTGGAGGTAAACTCTAAATACTTAGAAAAACATGTCATCTAAGTATAAGAGATATAAAGAAGATGATAGGAGGGATAAAGATTATTATGATCTACCTCCTAGTATCAATAATAAAGGATTTTTGTATGAAGAATATATTTTTGAACTATTAAAAGAGGAAAATTTAGTACCATCTGGATTTACTCCTGCAGGTTCAGATGATACTGCTCCTGATTGTAAGTTTATCTGGAAAAACAAAGAATATAATCTTGAAATTAAACTTAATGAAAATGCTGATTATGGGCAGAGTGGATTGAAGTATAATGTTTCCACAAAAAAATGGTTTTTAGACGGGAAAACTAGCATCTATCATAGAACCATGAGAAAAAATTTAGAAAATATTGGAGTCCCATCTTTTGTACAGAAAGCATGGGGCTCTTTTGGTGTACCTAGACTTTTTGAAAGAGCAAGTAAAAGAGAAAAAATGACATGGGATGATAAAGAATATGATTACAATACCTTTAAAGATCAGTACATATCCTTAGATAATAGAACTTTCTTTAATTATTATAATTCCAAAAAAACATATTACATTCAAATTGGTGGATATGGAACTTACTACTTGGGCGCAGATCCTGCAAACTTACGAGAATTCACTGAGATATTTAAATTTGATGGATCTGTAAAACTCAGAATTAGGAAAAAAGGGAGCACTATATCTCCTAATTATCGTTTTAGCACTGCGCTTATGATTGATAAAAAACCTACGAAGTCTTCATTTGACATATCAAAAAGCGATTCTATAGATTTTTTGATTGCAAATCTTTCTAAATAATGTATAAGGATCAACAATATAGATGAAAAGTTTCTTTCAGTTCCTTAGTGAGGCAGAAACAGAAGCAGCGTCACAAGCGAAAAAACTTGGTTTGAAAGGCGACGGACATGGCGGTTGGGTAAATCGTGCTGGAGAGTTTGTCGCTAAAACTGTTGATGGAAAATTAAAATTCTTTGGAAAGAATCAAAAACCTGGAAGAGATCCAGATCAGACTCCTAATACAAAAAAGGTAGAACCTAAACTTAAAACTAAAACAATGTCTGTGGACAAGGCTCCGCAGAAAGAAAAGAAGAAGGGTGGAGATGAAGCAGAGAAAGTTGTAGGAAGCGATACTATTACTCTTGCTTTTGGTAGATTTAATCCTCCCACCGTTGGACATGAGAAGTTATTGAAGATGGCAAAGAAAGTTGCCGCCAATGGTACATTGAAGATATTCCCTTCCAGAACTCAAGATAAGAAAAAGAACCCTCTTGATCCTGATAAGAAGGTTAACTTCATGAGAAAAATGTTCCCCGAATTTAAGGAGAACATTATTAATGATGATGAAATGAGATCTATATTTAATGTTCTTCAGGGTGCGGATAGAGATTTTGATAAGGTTAATATAATCGTCGGTTCAGATCGTCAAGCAGAGTTTGAAAACCTTGCACAGAAATATAATGGTGAGCTCTACAATTTCAGTGAAATAAAAGTTATCTCTGCTGGTGCAAGAGATGCAGACGCTGAGGGTGTTGAAGGAATGTCTGCTTCTAAGATGAGAAAAGCAGTTGTAGATGGTGACATGGATTCCTTCAAGAAGGGACTTCCTAAATTAGTAACAGATTCACAAGCAAAATCATTGTTTGATGCTGTTGCTGATGGAATGAAGATTAAGAAGAAAGAGAAAGTCACTGCTGAGATGTGGGAGATCGCTCCAAAGTTTGATGCAAAGGGACTTCGTGAGCAGTATGTAAACGGATTGATCTATAGGATTGGTGATATTGTAGAAAACCTGAACACTGGATTGATTGGTAAGATCATCCGTAGAGGAACTAATCATCTTATTTGTGTGACAAAAGAAGAATATATGTTTAAGTCATGGATTCGTGATGTCATGGAGTATGATGAAAAAACCATGGAGCGTCGGATGAGAGTTCCTGGCAAACCTAATACTTTAGATGGAACTGGTGGATATCTTAAGAATGCTATGGCAGCAACAGGCACTACTAGTATCAAAAATTTCATAAATAAGTACAAGGTAAAGAAGTAGTAGTATTACCATGTCTGATGGAATCGGTAAGAATCCTTTGAATGACATTTCAAAGGTATATCTGGATAAAGTAGCGTCCCAAGAAACAACAGAGGAAGGTTACAAAGAGATTGATCGATCCAAGGAGAATAGAATGTATCGTCGTGCAGGCAACCTTGCTCGCACAGGACTTGCTTCTAAAGGTAAGAAGAAAGAAGATGCGTTGAATAAGTCTAATAAGATTGTGTCTGCTATCTCTCGTCAGAAAGAGAAAGAGCGTTTTGCTAAGATGGGTGATGAGAAAGCAAGAGATAATTATAAAGAAGGACTTGATCCTGTAGGACAAGAAGATGGTGATATCAATAATGATGGCAAAAAAGATAAGACTGATAAGTATCTGATGAACCGTCGTAAGAAGATTGGTAAGGCAATTGCTGCAAATGAAGCGGTTGATAAACGAGATGAAGCAGCTATGAAGAAGTTTCAGGAACTTCAGAAGAAGGTAGATCAGAAAAAGAAACTTAAGCAAGAACAATTTTCTGATTGGAGAGCAGATCTTCAAGAGCAGGGACTTATTGAAGTGATGGATGAGACTGAAGCAGATAAACCCATCAAAGAGAAGAAGGTAAACAATAAGGTTAAGATTAATCCTAAACTTGGTGAGGCAATCGAAGAGATTGGTGGCACTTTGATCGAAGAGATCGAAGATCATGAATTTGATGAAATCGTTCAGAGTGTATATGATGAACTAATTGAAGAGGGATACTCTGAGGAAGATGTTGAGGATGCTATTGAGTTTGCCCTGACTGAGCAACTTAACGAAGTAAGTGACAGTTATTATGACTCTGCTGTGAAGTCATCTAAAGCAGCTGCTGCTAAGATCAAAAGAGCAGAGATGATGAAGAGAGCGAAAGGACGCCTCAGATTCATGAAGAGAAAAGCAGGCGAAGTCGCCAGCAATATGAAAAAGAAAGCAGTGAATAAAGCAACAGATGTTGCATTTGCTGGTTCTGCTGCAAAAGACAAAGTAAAATCTGCTCTCTCCACTGCTAAGAAAAGAGTAAGTGATGCTCCTAAAGTTGCAAAGAAAAGTATCAAAGACAGAATCAAGCAAGGAGCACTCGCTGTTGCAAAGCGCATGAGTGAAGAGATTGTTGATGAGAAGTTTAGTATGGCAGCAGATCCTTCTAAACCTCAGTCTCCCCGTCCAACTAAAAAAGCTGAGAATAAAAAAGGTGTGAGTTTGAAATCTCGCACAATGAAAGCAACGGGCACTCAACGTCGTCAAGATAAAGAGACTGGTGTCACAGAACAAAATGAACTCCAAGAGAAAGAATTATCTATTGATCAACAGATGAAAATTGCTCGTGATGCAGCAAAGGATAGAAATCCTAACCCAGATCACAAGGCAATTCGTGCTAAGATGTTGAAGAAACCTCTTCCTAAGGACACCAGAACAGATGCTCAGAAGATGACTGATGCAGTCGGCAAACCCAGAATGGGAAGTAGTGACTGATGCCAGCAGTATCTAAAAAGCAGCAGCGTTTCTTTGGAATAGTTCGTGCCATCCAGAAGGGTGAGATGGCACCTACTACTCCTGAGACTGCAAAGGCAGCTGCTGAGATGAAGAAGAAAGATGTAAAAGATTTTGCATCAACAAAGCATAAGAAACTTCCTGAGAAGGTAGTTGCAAAAGAGGAATCTAATCCTCGCATTCCTAGAAAGAAGGGGCAACCTGCAAATTCTAAGAAGCACTCTGATCTTTATACTGATGAGAATCCTAAAGGAACCATTCATGGTTTAGGGTTCAAGGATGTTGCAACTGCAAAAGCATCTGTCTCTAAGATTCGCAATTCATCAAGATCTCATGCTCACAAAATCCAGGCAGCAGTTGCTATGGAACAAAGGGCAAGAGAAATGGGTAAGACTTCTGAGGCAGCAGTCTATAGAAAGTATATCAATGCGATGAAAAAGAAAACTAAAAAGATGAATGAAGGATGGAGTGATAAGTATAAGAAATCAATCAATTGTAATAATCCTAAAGGATTTTCTCAAAAGGCACATTGTCAAGGAAAAATGAAAAAGATAAACGAAATTTATAGTGGTTCTGATTCTGGAAGGGCAGAAAAAATTAAGAGATATGATGCTGAGAAAAAGAAATTTGCCAAAGATGATAAGCGTAAAAAGTTTGGTAAATTTGTGCAAGATGTAGAGAAAGTAAGATCTAAATCAAAGGGTATGCGTGGAACTCACAAAGGTAAGTGGGGAACTTTTAATAAGGGAGTTTTCACGCCCGATAATTGATATATAGAATGTAGTATTGAGATGAATCCATGCTTGCATTTTTACTTCCACTAGCATCAAAGGTAATCAGAGATGCCGTCGCCCAAATTCCAGAGAATGAAGAACTCGGTGAGAAGTTGGTTGAGATCTGTCTTGTTATCCTTGCTAAAGCGGTTAAGTTAACCAAGACTGATATGGATGATAAACTTCTTGAAGTTGTCACCGAAGCAATCAAAACGAGAGAAGAGTGAATTTATAAATATCTCTATGCAATTAAAACTATCGGACGTAAGACATGGCACTCTGGGGTAATAACGATAATATTACTGCACACGGAACTGTCTCCCTGAATTACTCTACCAGAGTTGTGACGGGTAGTAATTCTGGATTTGGTGAAAGTGGCAAAATTCAAGAAGGTGATGTGATTCGTTTTGGATCACTTGAGAAACCTGGCACATATTTTGGTGATGCTGTTGTTGTAAGTATTGCTAGTACATCGCAACTTACAATCGCATCAACTGCAGGACTTAGTGGTGCTGCTATTGCTGCCACTTCTTATACTGCTTCTCAACTTCCTAAGTTTGCTGTTGACGGACATTACAGTGAGAGAAACACTGCATATTCCGCTATCAACTATGGAGTTGCTGCGGCAGGATCTGCAGATGCAGCAGGAACCGTTTATGAAACTGGTGTAGGCTGGGTTGGTGTTACCACTTATACTGATAACGCTGGCAATCTGAGAGTCAAGAAAGAGATTCTTTGTGCTATGTCCGGTATTTCTACTGGTAATGCTCCTAGTTATCCTAATGTTGTTGATGCGAACTGATAGAGGATGTTATTTCATGAATTGAATTCGGAGAACTTTCTCCTCTTTGCCATTAAAAATTATGAAAATCCTCAGGCAGTAACGAGAGAAGACTTTGATAAAGATCTAAATCATTTTAAATATATCAAGCGGTTACTTAAAAGATATAAGTCAACTGGTGAATTGAAAGTACATCTTCTTCTTAATCATTTCATTGTTTTGTATAATATCTTTGGTGAAGCAACAACACCAATGTTATTTTATAAAATAGATGAGCAGGATCTCAGAAGTTGTTTAAAAACATTTGTAGTGTTTTTAGGTAAGTTACCAGAGTTTCCTCACACTTATATTCATGATTTGGAGATGGATAATAATTGTTTAAAAGAACTTATTTCTTTTCACAATGAGCAGTAAATCAGTAGAAAAGTTTTTACATCTCTTTAGAGAAATGATGGGTGCAGGAGCTGTTGGTGCTCCTACTAATAATGTTGGTGATGGCAAGATTGCTGGTGCTGCACCTGGAGAAGATCCTCCGGTTTACCTGAAGAAGAAAAAGAGAAAACCAACACCTGTAGGTAGATACGGCACTCGCAGAACTTGGCGTCAAAATGGCTGAGCAAATTAAGGTTGCAGTACTAGAAGAAAAACTTCAGAACTTTGAGTCTCTTGTCACAAAGTTAGACTCTGCTATTGAAAAGATTGCAGAGGTAAATAATAATGTGTCTAGGATGCTTGCCGTCCATGAAGAAAGAATCTCAAAGCAAGAGCAAATCGATACAGTACTCTTTGATAAAATCGACAAACTCCGTGATAAAATGGACAGCGATCATGACGGTGTCGTTACAAGATTATCTTTACTCGAAAGAAAACTTTGGATTGCAGTCGGATCACTTGGACTAGTGGTTGCATTTACCAATCCTCAAGCATTAAAACTTGTTAAACCCTTGATATCCTCTACTGAAAGTGCTATAGTAGCACCAGTAGTCGCTTTCGTGAATGGATCACATTGATTCTAAGTACATTGGGATTATTTCTCCGCGCTTAGGAAAATTTAAGAGAGTTAAATCAAATCTCTACAACTTTCGTTGTCCCATCTGTGGCGACTCGAAGAAGAACAAGAATAAAACACGGGGTTACATTTACTCCGTAAAGACTAATACAAACTTCAAGTGTCATAACTGTGGTGCTTCGATGTCTTTTAGTAATTTTCTGAAGCATGTGGATGCTCCGACTCATAAGCAATACTCATTAGAGAAATTCAAGGAAGGACATACTGGTAGAAACTTTGTTGTTGAAGAACCAGACTTTAAGTTTGAAGCACCCAAGTTCAAAAAGAGTTTGAGTATTCCTAAAGCTTTTGAGAATCCTAAATCTAATGGATATCTGACTGCAAGAAAACTTGATTCATCAAAGTTTTATTATGCAAAGAAGTTCAAGAAGTTTGTTAACACGATTAAATCAACCTTTGATGATACCCGCTATGATGAAGAGAGAATAATCATTCCGATCTACTATGAAAAAAATCTGATCGGATTGCAGGGTAGATCTATAGATCCTAATCCTGTTAAATATATCACCGTGATGTTTGATGACAATGCGCCAAAAATTTATGGACTTGATGATGTTGAAAAATCTGAGGCAGTTTACGTCACTGAAGGCCCCTTTGACTCAACGTTCATTCGCAACGCGATTGCTATGTGCGGAGCTGACGCTGATGTTAGTCGTTGGGGGATTAACAATCCTGTTTGGATCTATGATAACGAACCACGTAATCGGGAGATTGTCAACCGAATCGATAGAACAATCGACAAAGGTGACTCAGTAGTTATCTTTCCATCATCTATAGATGAAAAAGACATTAATGATATGGTGATCGCTGGACATGATGTTCAGAAGATTGTAGAATGTAACACATACAGTGGTTTGGAAGCAAAACTTAAATTTAACACCTGGAAGAAAGTATGAGCAACGGTATTAAGGTTAAAAAGCGAGACGGTAGAATCGAGTCTCTTGATTTAGATAAAATGCATCTGATGGTTGATGAAGCAACCAAAGGACTTGCAGGTGTTTCCGCTAGTCAAGTTGAGATGAAGTCTGGTATTCAGTTTTATGATGGCATCACAACAGCAGAGATTCAAGAAATTCTGATTAAGGCGGCAAGCGATCTGATTGATTTAGAACATCCTAACTATCAATTTGTTGCTGCTAGACTGCTTCTATTCTCACTCAGGAAGCAATTATATGGAAAGATGCGTGAACTTCCTGATTTAGAAACTCATATTATGAGTTGCACAAATATTGAGGTGTATGACAAAGAGATTTTCCTTAAATACTCTAAGGAGGAGATTGCGAAAGCAAATTCCTATATCGATCATCATCGTGACTTTCTCTTCACTTATGCTGGGTTGCGTCAAGTAGCAGATAAGTATCTGGTTCAAGATCGCAGCACTGGTGGAGTGTATGAGACTCCTCAGTTCATGTATATCATGATTGCTCTGACTATTTTTGCAGAGTATCCCAAAGAAACCAGGATGACTTATGTCAAACGATACTACGACGCAATCAGCAAGCACAAAATCAACATTCCCACACCTATCATGGCAGGAGTGCGAACTCCACTTCGACAATTTGCTAGCTGTGTTCTTGTTGATGTTGATGACACCCTC